CACATAGTCGTAGCGGTTTGCTGTGCCGTTGACAGACGATCCTGCGGCAGTCCAGCCACCAGACGAGTACACCTTCATGGTGTCGGTGCTGGTGTCGAAGTACAGCGCCCCTAATGCAAGCGCATCTCCATCGTTATCAACCGAAGGAGCTGAGGCTTTGGCACCAAGGTAGCGATCATCGAAATCGTCATAGCTCGCTGCCGCTGCCGTAGCAGAACTTGCTGCGGAAGTCGCTGAACTTGCCGCAGCCGTGGCACTTGATGCTGCTGCGGTAGCACTCGATGAGGCTGATGATGCAGAGGCAGCAGCATTTGTTGCGCTCGTTGAAGCTGAGCTTGCACTGTTCGCAGCATTCGTTTCCGAAGTGCTTGCCGCAGTCTCAGATGCTCCGGCAGCCGCTTCTGAAGCCGCTGCGGCAGACTCTGACGCTGCTGCCGCAGTTTCTGAAGCTGCTGCGTTGGTAGCTGATGTCGAAGCAGCGTTTGCGCTGTTTGTAGCCGAAGTGGCACTTGATGTTGCTGAGGCTGCACTCGCTGTTGCCGAGGTCGCGCTAGATGCTGCACTGGATGCAGAACTAGCGGCTTGCGTCGCCTGATACTTCGCAGAGTAATCCGTACCGTCTACGGTTCCACTTGACTGGCTGGCCCAATCTTTTGCTGATCCTGTCGCGACATTGGTGCCAATGGCATATTCCTTGGATGAATATTCGGTTCCATCCACAGTGCCACTGGTCTTAGTTGCCCAATCTTCGGATGACTGCGCCGAACCCAAAATCGAGTCGGTATAGGCTTTCGTCGAAGCGTCCTGTGCCGAAGTCGGATCGGTGACATTGGTGATCTTGTTGTTGCCCATCGAAAGAGTGCCGGACATTGCTTCCGTCCCATCTTTCTTCAAACGGGTATCTACATATTGCTTCGTCGCTGCATGCAGGGCGCTGCTAGGATCATTCGGCAGTGTGAGGTCACCTGTCATGGTGTCCCCTGCTTTACTGACCTTAGTAGCAATGCTGTTGGTTACAGTGGTCGAGAAGTTAGCGTCGTCCCCGATCGCTGCGGCCAACTCATTCAGAGTGTCCAATGCCCCGGGAGCGGCATCCACCAAGTTGGAAACCGCCGTATCGACATAACCTTTCGTCGCCGCATGTCCGGTCGCAGTAGGTGTAGCAACCGAGGTCGGATTACTAAAAGTAACGCTACCCGCAAAAGTCACATTCCCGGACGCATCGGCAACAACTGCTTTGGAAGCCTCCGTCGTACCGGGAGCCGTCACATCAACATAATTGAGTTCTGCTGCCGTAGCCGTCACGCCATCCAGAATCGACAGTTCTGAATGGTCGGCACTGACAGTTCCCGCAACATTGGGGAAAGTGTTCTTGATGGTGTTTTTGATACCACGGAGATGATCGTCAGCGGTGGATTTTGAATCCGAACCCGCAGGATTCGACGCATTCAGGGAGTCGATGAATTTGCTGCCACCGGTAAGGTCTTCTAGTGCCATTACGGATTTCCTGATTCAGTCATTACACGCATCGCAGACCCTGAGTGGCGATCCTTTGAATCACTCATCTGGGCTGCGGCTATTGCCTTGTCATAGGCGGCCATCCAAAGCTGGATGCGTTGATCGTTTTGAAGAAACGGCTCTGCTTCGAGCAAAGCTGCATAGAGATAGACATCCGGTATCACGGACAAAAGACCATCTTCGGATGCTGTCAAAGCTCCTGGCTTCGCGTAGTAGGTAAATTCCAGCGAGTATGTGGAGTCAGGTGCTGGCCCTAACTGAATCTTGTCTCGGATGATTGTGTATGCACGCGGACGACCGGTGCTCGAACCTGCCCACAAGCGATCCATCATCTCAGGCGTTAGATACTCAAGTGCCGTAATCGGACTTGTGTTGAGCTGGACATTACGCATCTGTAGGTAATCTGCCGGGAGGTCATACTCTCGGGTGCCACCAGAAAGAGTCTGGGTGGACTGCGTTTCCATCTGTCGAATACGCAGGTCGCGACCAATACGAGCCTCAGCTAGGTCGATGAAATCATCGAGATAGTTGGTTAAATCATCACGATCAAGCCATGACTCAATCGCCGACTTCAAACCAGCGTAGGTAGTCAGTGCCATCGCTTAAACCTTGAGTGGGGAGGTTCTGAGAAATTTATTGTCGGGGTCGTTCAAAAGTCGCTTGAGCAGCGCCTCGTTCCCCTTGTCGAGCGGATTGGTTCCGTATTCCTTGATCCACCGCTCGATCACGATGTTGGGTATGGAAGCCGCATGATGGAAAGTCTCGCCACGATGTAAGTGACGATCGCCGAAATCGTTGTACTTGCGCTTGTTCGCTTCCAATATGGATTCGACATCCTGTGTCCGATTCACAACCATCCGATCGGTTTCGGCGTCGTAAAAAAGATCGGTCTGGATGCCGTTTTCGATTTCGGTATCAATCTTGTCCATGCAAACTCCAATAAAAAACCCCCACCCCGCCGAAGCGGGATGAGGGTTAGTCAGCTACCTAATGATTAGGTAGACAGGTCAGCGACGATGCCGTTTGCTGCCGGTGCGCACGCCTCAAGGGTGTACTCGACAACAAGCTGGCGCTTCTCAGAGTCACCGGTGCGAGCCAATTCCTTGGTCTGCATCGGGCGCAGAGTAGCGATCTTCCACATGTCTGACTGCAATACGAGCAGGTCACGAGCACGGCTAAAGCGGTTCGGGACTACCTTGATATTGCCGTAGTCAGAAATGTACACATCAACTGCGTTCTGGATGGACTTGCCATCATTCACGAGCTGATAGTTGGTGGACGCACGGCCAGTGAAACCGTTAATGATGCCCTTAGCAGTCGTGCCGCAGTACATCACATCCGGGGTGCCACCAGCAGTCCAGATTGCATCAATAACCGTAGTCAGCATGGCTTCGGTCAGAGTGCGCTGAGTGCCGTCGGTACGGGCATCGGTACCATCACCAGTCGGATCGGCACCACCGGTACCCTTCGAGCTGTTGGTGATCCAAGCCTGTACAGAAGCAAGCTCACGAGCAGCAGACGAAGAGCCTGCCTCACGCTTGTTGTTCAGACCAACCAAAGCGTTTTCCATATCACGCTTAATTTCTTTGCCACGCTTGGCAAGTTGGTAGGCCATCTCACGCTTGCGTCCTGCACGATTGACCGCTTCCAGCGTCCCGGAAAGCACAACGACCTTATCACTGATCTGTGTGTAGTTTCCTAAACGGGTAGTTGCAGCTACCGCATCGGCAGTAGCGTCATCGCCTTCAATGGTCTTGTTGTCAGCAACCGCTGCCAGAGAGTCAGTCTGCCACTCATGGTAGGTGTTGGTTGCCTTGGATTTGCCGCATGCACTCAGGAACGGAGTTTCAGTCGGGCTGATGTTGAAAATAAGATCGGAAAGATCTTCACGATTACCGACGCTATCGTATGCGTCGAAGGTATTGGTTGGCTGTGCCATCGTAGTCTCCTAGAGAATTACAAAAGATCGAAAATTGCGGAGGCTGCATCGTCAACCGATCCAGTTTTCCGCACCTTTGCTACATTGGCAGTTCGCTTCTCAGACGAGACATCCGTTTTGGTTTTGGCAGAGCCGGGTTTTTGAACCACGGTAGACTTGGTGACTTTCTTCGTCTGCGGTTTTGCCGACTTCATCTTGTCGTACATCATCGCTTTATGAAGAATCGAAACAGAGCGGTGGTCGATTAGGCCACGCACCTCTTGCTCGCTGAAACCAGTCTGTAGGGCATAACTACGGAGTTCCTGCTTCACCTTGTCAAACTCAGGGACAGCCTCTTGAACAAGCTGCTTCTCCTGCGAAAGACGCTCTTGCCAGTTTCTCGCGTTTTGTACCGCTTGCATCTGAGCCATTCGCTGCTGCTCAATCTGAACAGCCTGAACACGCTCTTGAGCCTCACGGAACTCTTCCCTCTGCGTCATATACTCAAACGGGTCTTCACTCTTCAGTCTTGCCCAGTCGATGTTCTGAAAACGAGCTAACTCGTTCGGCATCATCTGGGAAAGTTGCTGTAAAGCCTGTGCGTACTGCGCACGCTCTTGCTGAATCGCTTGCTCTTGAGCTTCAAAAGTCTTGCGTTGTTCTGCGAGATCGCTCGTCTTACGGGTGTAATCCGCTTGTCGCTGGTAGCCGTTCTGAAGCTCCGACAGGGTGACCTCAACCTCTTTGCCGTCTACCTTGACGGTGTAGGTGGGTTCCTGCGATTCCTCAGACTCTTCACTATCTTCTGACTCGTCGGACTCGGATGAATCGGATTCCTCGTCGCCAAAATCTTCATCATTGGCCGGTTCAGAGGATTCCTCTTCTTCCACTACTGGCGCATCGCCAGCATCTTCATCATTGGCCGCATCCGGTTGCTCTTGCGAGTCCATGAGACCAATAAATGCCTCTGCCGCACTGTCCACATCGTGTACAGCGGCTGTATTCGTGCTTTCCATATAAGCTCCTTGGGAGTCCCTGCGGGTTATTCCCTATCGAGTTGGATTCGAGCCATCGCTCCCGATTCAATGACCGTAACGACGGCGTGTTTGACTTGATCCAGTGCTTTGATGGCGAGAAACAAGAAGTCCCGACCTTCCGTATCTCGGATCGGGGTATTCCACATTTCGTCCATCAAACTCTGGCGTACAACGGAAAACGCCTCCTGAAAGAGTTCATCTTCAAGGAGGCGTTTCGCGTTTTCGCCACGGGATACTTCAGTTTCGAGATTAGCCAAAAGCTACTGCCCTCCCTGTCTGCATCTCCACCATGGCCTCAGCCTGCTTGAGACCGAGTTCCTGTTTCTTAATCGCTAGTTCTTGGCGTTTGACTTGATAATTGATCGCTGCTTCTTCTTTCTTCAGTTCCATTTCTTGCTGTTTGATCTGTGAATCAAGCTGCGCTTCTTGCATCTTGATCTGAAGCTCCTGCATACGCAGCTGTGCTTCCATCTCCAATGCTTGCTGTTGGATGTCCGGCTGCTCAGGCAGCGGCCCCGGCGGAACCGGCGTTACAAAATCGTTCACATTCTTGATGCCACTGTTCTTGAGGATTTCGGTCATCAAGTTGTAGATATTGATCGGCTGAATCAGCGTGCCCACCCCGCCATTGGCGGCAACCATCTGGTACATCTGAGCAATCTGCGTCAGGTGCATGAGATTCTGGTCTTTGTTTCCGTAGCCCAAGCCGACTGTGACGGTAAGGTCGGGGTTGTCATTCCAGTTCATCGGCTGCACCGGAATAAACTCACCACGCAGTCGGATAAACTTCTCTTGATCCTCGTGCTTGATCACCAACCGGTACATCTTGCGGAACAGTTCACGAACCCCCGTCTCGGCGAAGACTCGGGCAATCAATTCCACACGCTGCTGTGCGGCAGACATGACCTGAGCCACCCCACTAGCGGTTTGATGGCTCTTCAATGCGCCTTCATTCAAACCCTGACCATTTCGGCTAACCCCGCTCCGTTCTTCACGGATTCCATCAAGGTAGTCGAGCATCTGGAAGGTATATGGCTCTAGGGAAGGCGTATCTAGACGCGAAACTGCGCCCGGACTGCGTACACGGACAACCCCACCCGGACGAGCGGTTAGCAGGTCGTCCAGATTGACCTGCCCTTCTAATACGGCATAACGGCCAAAGTTCTGTTGGTATGCGTTATCCAACAAGTTCCGCATGATGGTGGATTTCACGAGCTGCAAGTCCATCACCAAGTCTGCCAAGCTTAGGCCATGGAACTTATGCGGAATCTTGATCGGCGTAATAGATGCAAACGGAACGGCATCTACTTCCTCATTGTCGAGAACCAAGTCTCCTACCAGAGTGACCTTACGAAGCTCAGCAATACCATCGTCGTCAAAATCAACTCGGACATAGCACTCATGTACCCACACCTCTCGCATCGACTTTTCAGTGATTGCGCTGTGAATAGCGTCTGCGTCGTCGAACTCCATGCGGGCAACCCGCTCTTCGTTCCATTCGTCCTCATCGGATGAACCGACATCATCCGGCACCTCGTAACCCATCTGACGCAAATCGCTGATTGGCTTTTTGGTGCGGTGGCAGACAAATCGGGCATCCTCAATCGTGCGAGCACGCTTGTTGATTAGGAACTCTTCCGGCGGTACAGCCATCACGCGAACCTGTCCTGTTGGGACAGTGCGAATAATCTCTACATCATGAGTCGTTTCCATGACTTCAAAGCTGGTGCCATCCGGCCCCTGCATTTCTATCGTGGCTTCAATCGACTCTTGGCTAACGATCTCGACGGCGTCGTCGGCTTTCAGGGCTTCAAGCTCGATGTCATTCAAGCCGGAGTATTGCTCCCTCTCCCGGCGCTCAGACTCTTCCCACCAAACCTTCACCACCCCAACTTTCTGAATCAAGGCATCCTTGAACCAGTCGTATAGAACTGAAAAACCTTCGTTCTGGCGGTTGAACACATAGTTCAGATAATCGGTTGCCTGCTGAGCCATTTCGACATCTTCTGGCCCCTGCGGCTCGCAACGAACCACATCGTCACCGCTGGCAAACACCTTCATCAAAGAAGGCATTACCCACTCAACCACATCTGCCACATCGGTACTAACGACAGACGAGCGCCCTTCTACTTCGTTGCCGAACGGCTCACCCAAGTAATACTCAAGAGCACGGCGACGGCTATCTGACAGCTCCCCGCCGTCATAGCCGGAGGCTTCAGTGATCTCTTGTCGGCACTGTGCCTTTAGTTCGCGTAGATCCATTCGGTTTCCTTGGAGTTTCGGAGTAGCGTGCCTGTATCTCAAGAATCAATGCCTTCAACTCGGCAACCTCTCGGGACAGCTCCTCTAAACGGTTTTGAATAACGATGCTCATACAAGCCCCAACGCTGGGTAGCTCAACTTCTTTTCCCAATCCCAGCGAGAATCAGACTTAAACGCCCTACCTCTCTCCTGAACCGAGAGAACGCTGTAACGAGCAGCGTCCACATAGTCGTCAAAGCGTTCGATGATTTTTCCGGTGCCCTTTGGGTCTCGGTGATAAACGGCGAGCTGTTCCATGAGTTTCTGACAGCTCGTAAAAATTTTGAGTCGGCCATCCTTCATCCTCTCCAACATGAACATGATCCCGGCCTCAACACTGGCTGCGCCTTTGCCGTATGGCTTCTCGCCTAGTGAAATTGGGTTACGGAATGGCTGTAGCTCAAGGCTGAGTCCCGCCTCGGTCAGCTGGTCACGAATCGCTGGATTACCTAAACCCGTTCTGCGATTGCCGTCATGCGGAATCACGATTGGAACATTCGCCCATGCCATCGCTTTGATATGCCGAGCATGCTCTTCAGGGGTTCGCTTGGATTCGCCGTATTCCTGAAAGATGTAAATCACATCTTCGTCTGGATCGAACGCCGACCAAATTGCACAGGTCGGGTGCTCCCACCCCAAATCCATACCGATCACCTTCGGCCAATACTCAGGTATCGGGAAAGGCTCACAGGTGAAGTCGGCTGGGTTGATCGGGAATACCAAGCCTGTACCGAACATCGGTATGCCTTGGCTTCGCATCTGCCGCTCATGTGGTGGCAACGCATCCAGAATCTGTTTTTTCGTGTTCTCGTCTAAGTGCGGTGCGTCATCCCATGTCGCACGGATCAAGGCTTGTCCCGGCTTTAGATCGTTCAAATACTGACGAACCATGTCGGTCAAACCGCCTTCCGGCGTAAAGGTCATGCACAAGCTACCCCTCGTCGCGACGGTACGAGCGAGACACTGTGTGTAAATGTCCTGCGGCGGGGTTTCGTCCAGCCAAATGTAGTCCACGCTTTTGCCCATGAACTTCTCATGCCCCATCTCGTAAGACTTGAACACGAGCTGACTATTGCCACCGCTGATATGTTTGATGAGGGCCGACCCCTTCGCATTGGGAACACCGGGCTTCCGCTCAGAACTGAGAATCGTATGTTTCGGAACCGCACCTGTTCCTTCAGCGGAGGGGTCGTTTGGTTCTCCGAGCAGTTCAGCTTGCACAATGTCACGCGTGGTTTCTGTTGTGGAACCACAGGCCCATAGCAAGATTGGCTTGTCGAAGCGTCGGCCAGTCCACCATTCTGGGTACAAGCCGGTCAGGTGCATCGCTGCTTCTGCTGCGCCTGTGAAGGTTTTACCTACACGGTTAGCAGCCATGAGCAGTCTCTGACTGGCATCGCTTCCAGCATCGTGGAATGCCTCTTGAAACTTGTAGGGTTGATACTCCTCTAGCCGCCAAGTGTTGCCGGTTGTGCGTCCATACAACGCTTTCAGCAATTCTTCTTCGGTGTATTCGGCTAGTGGATCAACACTCATGAAACCTCATTCGTAAAGGCCATCCCCCTCCCCCGAGTGTGGGATGGGGATAGCATCCATATTAAGAGTATAAGAAAGGGGTGCCCGGGGTCGTCGCAGCGGCGAAATGTGCGCGCAGTTCGCGCAGATTTGGGCAACATGGGCAAGATATTGGGCAAGGTTCCAGCTATCTTGTTGATCTGCAAAGGGAGAGCAACGGATATTTGATCCGTCTGCACAGGGGCAACAGCTGGCAGCTGCGCGCCTCAGTTCAACACACGCGCCCGGGCCGGGGGGTCAGTGAGTGTGGATGCCTGCGCTATCGTTTCGGCCTCTTCCTCATCATCACCTGGGCGGGCATGTGACAAACCTTTGGAATCCTTGACGATCCCCCGCTTGTGCAACTCGGCGAGGATTTGTTCACGCGGCACCGCATCAATATCGCCGCGAGAGACTTCCAGCTTTTCCGCAGCTTTGTGCCCGCCAAAACTCAGGATCGCCTGCGCAATCTGTGCCCGCGTCTGCGGTGCAGTGTCTTGGCTGTTCAGAAGTTCGATCAAAACAGAAAGCGCAGCACCGCCAGCGCCATGCAACTCGGCAGCAATCCGGCGTCCGACTTCAGCCTGCACTCG